CCGAATCTATTATTGATAACTTAGCTGGTATGGATTCAGTTAAAGATTTTGCTAAGAAAGTACATAGTAAGGTTAATGCCAATGAGAGAATAAGGACTTCACGCAAAATATCTGAGGAAAGAACCAGAGAAACATTGGACTCTTTAAATGAATCATTGCTTAATAACCAGAAACCTTTTAAATCATTATGGAATTTATTAGTTGGTAAAAGTGGATTATGGATTAATGCTACAGCAAGATCAGATGCAAGAAATGCTAGAATATTAAAAGAAATGAATCTTTTAAATGGAGGAATGGCTAAATTATTAAATGATAATGCATTCGTAAAAGATTTACTGAAAGAAATGTATCCCTATACCGGGATTGCTAAAACCAAGAATAAGGAAGCCTTTAAACTGGCTAGAATACTTACTGAAGAGAAGAAAATGCAAGTTACAGAAGGAAATGCATTTGGTGCTGGCATATTCTGGCGTGATGATCATATAACTGCAACATGGCATGATCCTGTACGAATGTTAGGTAAAGGTACACCTCAAGATCGTCAATCATGGATTTCAGATACATTGGCAATGTTAGATCATGAGAAAACACTAGCAAATATATCTACTAAGAAATTAGATGATAAAGCCTTAGATGATGTATTAGGTGAAATATTTGATAGTATTACTCAACAAAGAAAAGAATATATAAAATCTAGTCGAATTTCTAAAATTGAAAAGGCATTAGGAGAAACATTTGAAAGGAAAACTCCATTAAAAGATTACTTGGAAGCA